TTCTATCATGTCATACATACTATCCGTTAATATAAGAGCTGACGCGTTTGCGCTTAATGCGGTTGCAGCCAGCGGTGCGGCAACCTGTGAAAAGATTGTTTCTAAACCTGTAATGTTAGGTAGTTTGTTTAGTTCTTCATTAGCTTCTTTTACAGCTTTAGTCTGTTCCTTAATAGATGCTGTAGCGGTATCATTCTTAGGAATAAAATCCTCGTTAGTACGTATAATAGAAACAAGCGCATCACGTTGTGATATAAGATTTGCACTAGACGCTGCAACTACTTTATCATAACTCACCAGCCTTTGTTGCACTTGCTGGGTAACACTTATACCATCTTTTTGCCTTGAGTTATACTCATCTTGCGCAGCAAGCAGACCATTTTGAATATTTGACCGCGACTTTGCAGCACTCAACTCAGCATCTATTAATTTACGTTCTATCTCTACCAGCTTAGCTTGTGCAGCTTTAACTTTTGCAGTACGTATAAGCGACTCGTTATACTTGTCTACAGCTACGCGTGCAGCGTCTGTGTTAATAGTTTCTAAAGTAAGATTACCCAGATATTTAGGAGCTATTTCATTAAGCTGTTTGATGGCTTTAACACGTTGCTCCTTACTTACTTTCTCATCACGAGCTACTATTAATAGCTCGTTAAGTTTTGCACGCTCAGCAGCAATGCTTTTTGTAGCCTCGTTATTAATTGCTACTAGTGTAGATTGCGCTTGCACCACGTCGTCTGTAGATTTTCTAAAGACTAAGAACGCTGCAACTACTAACCCTACAGCAATGGCAATTGCCCCAAAAGGGTTTGCAGCCATGAGCACTGTCATAGCGGCAAATCGTACAGACAGTGCCGTGAATGCACTTATTAAGCCTGGTATTACTGTAGTCGCTAATAACCCTATAGTTACCAGTACTGGACCTATTGCAGCCGCCAGTGCGGCTACTACTACAATGGTTTTTTTTGTTCCGGCATCCATGTTTTGAAAGCCAGACACTAAATCTTTAAGGTAGTCGATTATAGGGATGAGGGCTTTGGTTATTATTTCGCCAAATTCCTCACTCAAGTCGCCGATGCTATTCGATAATTGTTTAAACGGTCCCGTACCCGCAGCGGCAGCGGCAGCGGCAGCGCCACCGTATTGCTTTTCTAACTCGTCTAAGATTAAGGTTTGCGCCTCGGCAAGACGGCCTGAGGTTGCCATGCTGTTAATTACCGCTTTCTGGTCCTCGCTAAATTGTATACCAGATTTTGCAAGTGCGCTGAGTCCCTTAACTGGGTCGTTCAATGCTTTACCCAACTGTATGGATGCACTTTTAAGGTCACCGTCCAACCTTGTAGCAAGGTCAAGTGCTGCCTGCTGGGTTCGGTCAAATTGTGTACCTGCTATGTTTGTAAACGTAAGGAGTTGCGCGGTAACATCTTGCAATATTTGCTCGTCACCAAAGAGCGAATTGTTTTGCAGTCCACTAGCAAGGCCCTTTAATTGCTCTAAGGTTTTGCCAGCAGTGTTGCCCGTAGATTTAAGGCCAGCCTCTACCTGTGCAACCGCTTTTGCTTGTTTATCAAAGGCTATAACACTGGCTGCACCAAAAGCAATAATGGGCGCGGTAAGCCCGACACTAAGCTGTGATCCTATTTTGGTAAATTGCTTGCCCACGCTTTTCATGGTGCGCTCGGCATTTTGCATTTGCGATGAGAACTGCGCCAGGTCAGCAAGAAACTTAATATTAATGCTTGCTAAATTTGCCATTTATTGTTCTTTTTTACGGTCTATTTTTTCCCATAAACGGGCTGCGTGTTCTTTCTTTTGGTCTGGTGTGAGGCTGCTTTTACTTACTGCCTGTATGTCCCAGGGAAAAGGCCATGAATCTTGTAGAGATTTCTGGTCTTTTTTTGCTAGATGTGGCAGCAGGTTACTCCACACTACATAGCGGTTTTGTTCCATTTGAAACTTGTATTGTTCGCTTTCGCGGAAGCGAACACCTTGTAAATAATTATAAAATTGCCGTGGTGTGTACTCGTACAACCGGTGCAATGGCAACCGTATGTCGCCGCTTAACTGTTCTAACCTATCCCAGGTTAAGGTTTCTTGTTCCGTTTTTTGCGCGGTGCTGTCACCGGTTGCGGGTTCTTTTTTTTTGCAGTTTCCTGCGGCATGCTGGCTGCAAATTCCTGCACGATACTACCTACCAGTTCCATGTTTACAAAAAGCGCGTCAGCCACGTCATTGCTGTCAAATGCTACCTTATTACCTGCTGCAACGATGCTTGCAAAAACAAGGTCAGAAAGTGTGTCCATGGTTGCGGCACTTAAAGAGCCATTTCCTAATTCACCTATGACCCCAAGTTTTGCAAAAACGTCCTGTAGGTTGTCCATTTTCCACAAGCTGCTTAATGCTCGTAGCGATGCATAGCCAAATCTAAGCGGGTAATCCACGCCATTTATCTCGATACTAATTGTGCTGGTCCCGTTCATTATGCTACTGTAAATTTCTCGATAATACCAGAACCACGTAAGCTGATAGACGCTGTAGCATCTTCCTCGTTAGGTGCATTCATTTCTAGAGATTCAACAAAACACTTGCCTTTGTAGCCCGTTGTGCCTGTAGTATCTAGTACAAACTCAATGTCTAGTGCCACGTCTGCATCGTACTTATCGAACAATTCAGAAAATGCCAGTGCGGTGGTTACACCAGCAGGTAATGCCTGAACCGCTAGTGCGCTACAAGAAGCTGAAAAGCTCTTAACGCCAGGCGCTACTTCTATACCGTCCGTGTCCTTAGTGCTGCGCTCTTTAAACTCGCGTGATAAGCTAATAGATGCCTCAGTGCTGTGAAAGACGGTCTTGCCGTCTAGTGATATTCTTAATAATGAACCGTCGTAAATCATGTTATGTAATTTTAATGTTAAAGTTTAAATCTGCATACGAGCGGTCTTGCTCGTCTGTATAAAATGTATCGCCGTTTGTAAACTGAAAACTGCGTATGTTATTCTTAATGTACGTGCGCAGGTGATCGTAGCCTGTAGCCACGTCATCGTATTTTTTTGCCACAACGGTGAGCGTTAAAATATAATTGCGCAGTCCGTCTTTAGTTGCCTCTGGTTGCTCACTAAGCCTGTAAACCACAAAGGGTGTCTCAGAGCTAATGTTTGCCTGCACCGGTTGCACACTCTTAAAAAAGCTTGCTATGGCTGGCGTGGCATTTGCTTCTAAAATAAGCCTGCGTATTTCTTCTGAGTCCTGTCTAAGCATTGCTTAATTTGTCTATTTGTTTTTGCACGTAGCGTGTCACTTTACTCTCTAGATCTGGAACGATGCGACCTTGCGTCTGGTTGTATGCTCTTTGCATAAACGGGTTTGCTTTTTGCAGCACCGTGCCACCGTGTACCATCGCGCCATACCAGCCGTCCCATTTACCTTTTGTTCTAGGGCCTACATAAATAACCGCTTTGGTTTTAGCTTTACCGGTTATTGTTCCAATACTATCGCGCAGCTGTCCGGGCTGTATTACTTTACGCGCTCGGGAACCACTTATAACGTGCGCTTTTTTACTAACTGGTGCCTGTGATCTAGCTGCACCAACGGTACTCTTTGCTACTTGCCGCTGTATTTTAAGCATCTCATTACGCTTGAGCCTATCGTTTCCTAACAGCTTTATTTTGCTCTGTAGTTCTTCAAACCCTTGTATTTCAGTTACTAGCTTATTCATAAATCACACAACTTAATTTAAGGAACTTGCGGCGCTGCACTTCGCTTGCATAGCGTACCGTATATTTATCGCCAGCATCCGTAATGTTAAGCGTGATGCGGTTGTCCCAGGCTACGGTATTAAACCTGACAATGTACTCGCGGCTGTTTGTATAGATCACTTTTTCTGAGTCATCATTTAAACCACCAGTCTTGTCTATAATCTTTGCCCAGACCTTGCCTATTAATACATCAGTCTCAAGCAGCTCACCTGTAGCACTTGTTACGGCCGTTCTATAAGACAGCTCTATTTGTCTGTCCATCTCACCTATATAGGGTTGCTCGTTTCTAGACATGATTACTGCTTATAAGGTCTCATTAATGCATACACGGCACGTTCAGTACCTGGTATATTTCTATCTTCGCGGTAGGTATCACTATCACCTATAAGCAAACGCACCGCCTTTTTAACGTCTGCCGGTATGGTTGCGGTCCCGCAAGTACCTTTAATGAGTATAAATGTATCTTCAAACATCTCAGGAAAAACACCTTTAACGTAAATCAAAGATTCATGCCTGGTTATGTAGCTGCTTAATCTGTAGCTTGTCTCTGGCAAGGTTGTTAAAACGTTTTCGCGATTATAATACTGAATAGACGCAATGGTAATCACCTTGTAAAACGGTATGATGAGCTTGTCTTTAATCTCCGATACCGTAAGCTCAAAAGCACGAGTTCCTAAAATAACACCGCTCAAATTTTCTACTTGCGTTATTGCGCTATCAATCA